AGCATCAGATACATCAGGACTCATTAGTCCTCGTGATGCCATATCTTTCTTACTCTCAAGCAAAATCTTACCTGTACGCTCTACATTGTACTCACGTTGTGTCAATTGCTTCCTAAGATCTTCATCCCTTGGGAGGGAGAGGCGAGGCATAGCATCTCTAAGGTGCCCATACATCTCATCTCCCCACCTACGAAACCTATGGTCTGTAGCACTCTTACCAAAGTTGACATCAATAGGGTTGTAGCCTAACCTTGTAAGCCGATCAACAGGCCCAGCGCCCATGCCGCCGCCATCAAGAAATAGACCTGATACTTCTTTGCCCATGATACGAATGTCGTGTACCATTTCAATAATTTTGTCGACAACTTGTTCCAAGTCCAGTCGATTGTATCTTCGATACGGTAACGAACGCGCGTCCATGCCGATTCTAGGGTAGATAACAGTGTCATTGTCGCCAAACCTCGCTATGTCTACACCAATCAGGACAGGGTCTGTCATGTTTGGTTGAATGATTCTGCTCTCAGACATTGCCTGACTAACCATGTCATTAGGAATGAACTGTACTGAGCCAATTGCAGGGAAGATTCCCCTAACCTTAACCTTAAATAGATCGCTATCTTCGCCCCAATCTTCTCGTAGCTCTTCGAGGTAGGTCTTGTTAGGGACTGAGCATTCACGGCTGTCTACTTGTCGTACGATGTAACGATGCTTCTGTTCACCGACACAGTTCTCATAGAAATACCCACTCTTACGGGTCGGATTGCCAAAGTCAAAGGACATTGGTTCACCATCGGTGGCTCCACCAATACGAGCGTCCCAGATGGCGTCTTCAATACCTGATGCTTCATCAAAGATATAGAATGCTGTCGAGTTGGCAGCATGTAGGCCCTGGAATGCTTCTGCATTCTCTGATCTAGCCGTCAATCCATCGCAACGCCACTTGTTCTTGTGTGGACCACGCCTACTAACTGACATATTACCACGACTGTTGCTGTATTCCCATAGGTGGGTAGTTACAGCAAGGTGGTGCCACTTGGCAAGCTCAGCCCATGTCTTAGTGCGAAGCTGATCACCTGTATTGGCTGTCACCACTCCCATGGACAAGGGCCTGGTGTCAAGAATGAACATGATCAGCCATGCAACCATGGTGCTCTTGCCAATACCATGTCCTGATGCGGTAGAGAACCGGATAGCATCGACAGCATCTCTGCCATTGAAGCCTCGTTTCTTAATCTCACTCCCTAACTGATCGAGCATTTCACACGCCCAACGATCAGGACCATACTCACAGTTGAACCGGCTCTTGTAAGGCTCCTGTAGCTTCACCATCTGGATAGTGGGGTTGTCATGCCACGGGAACACTGTCATCACATAGCCAAGAGGGTCATCCTGGAAGTCACCAATAAGGTCAGTCAACTGTTCCGTTGCTGTGGAGAATTGTCCGCTGTTCATCGTTAAGCCTTTCAACTCGTTCCTGTCGCTTGCGTGTTAGAATGGCTACCAGTCCATCTTCGATGTCAATAACCTTCTTCTCTTCTCGCAGTCCCAGAAGAATACCAGCTTCCTTAATAGCTCCAAGCTTATCAGTCGTTGTGATTTTTACATCGGTCTTTGTCTGCTTGTATTTTCCGCCAGCCTTAGACGTATTAACTGTAACTGTGCTAATAGCTTTACGGAGTGAAGGGGAGAGTTTATCCCAATTGAGAGAAGGACGCCCCTTGGCATCCACTTCTATCAACTCACCAGGAGTTGCTTCAATGACATCACGTAGCTTTTCAAGAAGCCACGCCCTGTCCATATCAACTTTTGCTTCTGTCAATTTCATTCTCCTGTCAATTTCATCTCGGACATCTTTTCTCGCGAAGACATCTGGAGTTGTGGATTTCTTAAAGCCAGATTTTTCTGCTGCCTTTGATTTAGACATCCCTTGGAGATAGTAATTAACAGCTTGCCTGTGTTTAGCTGATATAGGTTTGATAGCATGTTTACCCATTACCGATTACCAAAGCCTCCGCCCTGTCCCTTCTGACGTTCAAGGGCACGTAGTACAAGCCTAAGAGGACCCATGTCATCGTTTGCCTGTTCAGAATCAGTCAAGGTGGCACCGTCTCCAATAAAGAATGCCCACATGTTCCAGAATGTCTCAGATGGTTTCTCTTCGCCATACCATGGACGAGGTACATATCCCCTGTAGTTAAGTGCCAGCTCTTGGTCAAGACGATAAGCCTCACTCGTTCCATATGCAGCGGCTGTGTAGGCAAGAAAATCCTCTCTTGACATAAGTCCTAGAGCTTCTCTCTGTGCCTCCATCCATTCCAAGTTTTTCAAAACTTCATCACCATCGGCAGAGGCTGCGGCATCAGCAATAAAAGCATCAGTATTTTCGCTGTAATTCAGTACAGAAGCATGATCAGGATTTGACACGAAAGTTGTTACATCAACTTGCTCACTAGGGTTGGCAGGGTTGATGCGTTCCATCATATCCCCAAGTATGTTACCCTCTCTATCTTGGAACCTATCAATGTTCATACCATATGTGTGATCAAGCATACCAGCAGCAGCGGCTGCTTTAATCTCAACAGGTAGAGGACGACCGAAGGTACTATCACGAGAGGACATGTCGTCCCACCGCTTAATATTCAACTGTCTTGCTATTGCGTTAACTCGCGCCTTGTTTCTTGCCATAGCCGCACTCGGTGTTGGGATTGGAAAAGTCCCAAGCTTACCAAAAAAGTTTACAGTTGCCGTTCCTTCATCATCTTCAATTAATCCAGGCCTATCTGCCGCTGCGATGACCCCTTCAATCGTACTTCCTTCTTGGAACGGAGTGTTTGCAAGATCGCTTATAGAATCACCGACATCTCCAAGGAAGGCATAAATATCATCAATAAATTCTTGGGCTCCTGGTTTAAACTCTCGACCACCGCCATCACGACGTAACCCCGTAAATGTATTCTCAAGGCCGATAGGTTCCAGTCCAAAGTCTACATTGCCACCAGTATGTGGTGCTCCGGGCCTAGTGTTTCTATCTTCAATTGAAGAGTCAATGGTTCCATTTATAAGGAAATTCTCAGCTTCTTGAATAATGTCTTTCTGTTCTGACGAAAGCATATTCATCCAACCGTCACGAATCTCTCCATCAGGAAGCATTCCTGAACCCATAAACTGATCGAGCCTATGAAGGTCAAACCATCTATCAAATGGTCGAGTCTCTCCACCATCTAGTGCTAACTGATACGCCCGTTCATTTATGCCTTTTTGTTCTGGAGTCATAGACGAACGCATTCTTTCTCTTATCTCGTTAAATTCTTCAGAGACAGTAGGCAAGTAGTGCATATAATCAGCAGAAATTAAACGTACTAGTTCCTCATCGTTAAACTCATCGCTAAAAACTTCCACTACGGGAACGTCCCCTAGAGGGCTGTCACCATTAGGATGATAGAATTCTAACTTTCTACCGTCTGTAACTCCAATACCTCTACTATCAATAACCTTTAGATTAACTATTGCTGGAAATCTTTCCATTACGGATTCGGATAAGATTGAGGAAAAATTCAGATCGCCTATTGCTGTTGACTGAGGGCGGCTTTGCGCAGTTCTCATGGCATTGAAATCAGAAATAATAGGATTGTCCCATACATCTGTCCCATCCATCTGCTGAACAGTATGCGTTGGGATTCCAATTCCAATAGGACGATTGATATTTACTACATCAAATCCACCAGTATGCATAGGGCCTCCGCCTTTATATGGCTCTTGAATATGAGCCACTACATCTTCTGGCGTAGGGGGTGGATTCAAGGCGGAGAACATTGCTGCCCTCAAAACAGGTTCCCTACTTTGTTCTGGAACTTGATTCAATAAATCAGTCAATTGTGCTGCGGATTTACTCAACAGTCCCTCCTTTTAGGATAGCTTGCACCATATAAGATACAGCAATTTCTTGTTCGATACTGGATTGAATGGCGTTAAACTCTCGACCAGCTCGTTCCTCTAGACCAGTAGGCATCACTACTGGGTTCTGTGCTGTAGCAAGGACAGCGCCAGTGTATTGTTTAAGAGATAGGTTGTTTTGTCTTTCTTCTTTTAAAAGGTTTGCCTCTTTACCGCGACGTGTATCATATTCGTCTTGGAAATTTTCCAGTTCTGTGATTACACTGTCCCAATCTCCAGAATGGGAGAACGTCAAGAACTTAGGTGTCTTAACGGTGTTTATACCATATTGACGTAAAACAGATTGGACTACTGTACGCTGTGCTTGTGTGAGATCACGCCATTTAGTGTGACCAACTTCTGGCGTGTAACCACTATTAAAGCCAAGGTTACCAGAGTCCCATCTCTTCTCTATCTCAATGTCTTCAAAGGAGCTTAGCTGATCAGCAATATGATTATATTCTTCCTGTGTCAACGCAAGAGGGTTATCCCTTAAAAAGTCTTGGGCTTTAATAACACTCTCTTGATTGTAACCAAAATAAGGGGTTAGTTTAGAAATAATATCTTGGTGTATTCCCATCCTAGAAAGACTATCTGCGTCATGCTGACCTAAGTCAAGTCCTGTGGATACAGTTATACCTGAATTACTATTGGTTGGATCTGGCACTGCGGCTTCAAGGTCTCCAGCCGCATTCTCGACTGATTCAAAGAAAGCACGTTGCTCTTGATTGGATACTGTCGATACTGGTGCTAGACGGTGTTTCCTATCTGGAGATATGAAATTTTTATTGTTAGAGTTGTAAGGATTAGGTACATACCCTGGATGAATACCAGGCTGAGGAGTAGTTCCCTGCCAAGTAGTAGGCTCAATAGCCTCCATCCCAGGCTCTCCATTGCCATTAAGGTTAGTCACATTGACCTCAAGAGCAGGAAACCCACCGTGATCAGCTACCTGAACGCCTTCAACATTACTAGAAGCAGCCCTGTTCATACCATCAATCATAGCCTGAACAGCAGCGGTCGTAGGAGGCAATGTCCCAGCCCTCTGCTCTTTCAGATTGAGGATTGCGCTTTCTTCAGGGGAGGGAGGGAAGAAACTATCAACAGACGAAGCGATAATTTTATCACCAACTTCTTTCTCCTGAGAAGAAGATAGGCCTAATGAACGGCTGACAGTGGAAGCATGAAACCTCGCCTTGGCAGACAGCACTGGGGCATAACGATTTACTTCTCCAAGACGAGACATATAAATTCCTTAAATTCGGCGGACCGTAGGCCCTAGCCATATTGAAAAACAAGGCCGTTGCTTTGAAGAGAGACATAAAGGGCATCTGTATCTAGCCCATGGAGACATGCTCCCTCTCTCTTTGTCTGGCAACTGCTTCAGCAAGGAGCTTCAGCAAGAGAGGTTATTTCTTAGGCTTAGGCTTTGCAGGGGGACGACCCACCTTTGAGCCATACGTTCCTTTACCTTTTGGCATAATATATTCCAATGCTTCGGCAAGGGCCTCGCTTGCCCTTGCATCTATACTAGTACTACCATGTGATTCTGTTTTTGTGACAATCATTTCTGTTTATTTTTTCAATGCGACAATTGTGTACCCACAGTACACAAATCAACACAAACCAACAAGCGAGGCGCTTGCCGAAGCAACACAAACATAAATGCATTTTAAAGGGGTGTACAGGCGTTCCAGTAATTTTCTGGTATCACCCTACCACTCACCATGCTAACAGGCCTGTACACACCCTTAGAATTCATTGTAGTGGGTATTAATACTGGAGGGAGAGGCAAAGGGGCAATACAGGATGGGTTGATAAACATTGAAAGTATTCCTGTAAACACTGGCTTCCTCATCTGGTAGGCCCTATACGCACAAGCAAGCGGCGGTATGCCCCGAATGTGCCTTCGTACACGCCAGAAAAAGAACATGCCACCACCTACCTTAGAATTATTCTAAACAACCTGGCATGGGAATTGCACTCGCGTGTTCTATTCTTTACTGGAAATCATTCTGTCCTGGTACACCTATGGTATAGGACTGGTATAGTATTGGTATACTTGGCCAGGCTTGGCGTACAATCGGTTGCCAGATCATAGGGATATGATCAACATCATATAATGCGCGGGTCGCGTTGCGGATTGATTGGGAAAAAAGCATCTCATTATCGTTCGACCTATTGATAATCCGAATGGGCGTGACCATGTGAAGAATGAGACCGAATCAATAAAACAACCTAACACTTAACTAATTGGAGAATGCTATGTATCACGACACAATCGACAACCACGCTGGAACCATTTTCTTTCTTGTAACCTTCGCCTTTTGGCTCGCATGCTATGCTTTGGTAACATCATGATTGCGCGCATAGTCATAGAATTCCAGCGGACCATGGTTGATTGGCTGGACCATGACACGCTTGTAGAGATTGACACAGACAACGCACGGCGTGGGAACGTAGGTGCATGCGAGACTTTTATGCGCATGTGATATTTTTTGTCACAACTATTGCAATTGGCACGACGTGTCACCTAGTATGCGAAAGACGGAATTTTTTCTCAAACGAATTGGAAACACCATGTCAAACGGATTGAACCACGACGGAACCAAACGTCCCGCTAGGCTCTTGGGAATCGATTCCAACTACAAGACCATTAAAGGTCGCAAACTGGGTTATATGACGGGAATTTTGTATTTAACGCCAGCGGACGCTAGTGGATACGAAGTTTGCCCAATGCGAAGCGACGGGTGCACGGAAGTCTGTTTAAATACCGCTGGACGCGGCGCTATGAATTGCGTGCAACGTTCACGCCTTGCTAAAACGTTATGGTATTTTGAGCATAGGCAATCGTTCTTGCAACAGCTAGACCGTGATATCCTGGCGCTTGTGCGCAAGGCGAAACGCGAAGGCTTCACACCATGCGTTCGACTAAACGGAACGTCTGACATCCCATGGGACAGAATTCGGCTTGATGGGCGCACCATGATGGAACGCCATAGCGACGTGCAGTTCTATGATTACACCAAAATTCCGAAACAGGCGCTTGCCTTCGCGCGTGGTGCCATGCCTTTCAATTATCACATCACGTTTAGTTTGACTGAATCGAACGACGTGCAAGCGGTGAATGTGTTGCAGCATGGTGGCAACGTTGCAGCGGTTTATCGCGACCCACAAGGCGCACACGCCATGCTAGGCAATCAATCCTGGACTAGTGTCAATGGAGACGATTCGGATTTACGTTTCTTGGATGCGCCACGATCGATTGTCGCCTTGTATGCCAAAGGCAAGGCAAGGCACGACACGACAGGCTTTGTCAGATAGGCAAGCAACGCGCGCCTTTCGATCCGCCGCTTGACACATAGCATGTGGCGGATTATAAGACGCACGAAACCAATAATAGGAGTGTAAAACAATGACTATGATTGCCATATATCCGTCTAAGAAAGATATGAAACTTCATATTGGGCAACGCCTGAAATATATCGAAACGTCCATGTTTGGTGACGAGTATACGCCAGACGGTACAATCACTGTAGCAAATCGACCTCACATCACTGGTATAGGGCGAGAGTTCTTTGCACAAGTCACAATGCTTGATGGTTTAATATCAAGAGTTAAATAACATAAAGGTTAATATAATGTATGCATCGTTCGACTACACTCATGTCACGACCATTGATATTC